TTTTAATGATAATTTAAAAGGAATAGGAGATGAGGCCAAAAGAACAACTGTTGAATTAGAAAAAGAGGCAATTGCTACCAAAAAACTTGCATTAGCACAAGCTCAGTCAAGTAAAGCTGTAGGCAATGCAAAGAGAGGTAAACAAAGACTTATAACAGAGTTAAAAGATGAAATTGCATTAATGGAAAAACAGTTAAAAATAACAAAAGGAGAGCAAGATAGAGATACACAATTAACCAAAGACAAAAAATTCAATGAAGTTATTACAAGTAATTTAAAAGAACAAACAGTGCTCAAGGCTTTATTAGCAGGAAAAACAAAAGAAGAAATAGGATTTCAAGAAAAGATAAGAGAAATAAAAGAAAACTTTAAAACACAAGATGCAGAAGAATTAATAAATCATCTAAAGAAAACTAAAGCATTAAAAGATCAAGTTGATGTAATGAAAGAGCAAAAAAAAGCAGCAGAAGAATTAAAAGAAGCTTATAAAAAAGTTGGTGAGTCTATTGCCACTAATATCCGAGATAGTTTAGTTGAAGCAGTAAAAGGAACAAAAACACTTGGAGAAATGGCAACAAGTATTTTAAATGATATTGCAGATGCTTTCTTAAGAATAGGAATCACTCAAGCTTTAAAAGCATCACCATTTGGAGGTTTCTTCTCAGGTCTTAACTTTGCAAATGGAGGACGGCCACCTGTAGGAAAAGCCTCAGTGGTAGGAGAGCGTGGCCCTGAACTATTCGTCCCCAAAGTTGCTGGTACAATTGTGCCTAATGACAAATTAAGCGGAGGAGGTGCAGTAAGTGTTGTTGTTAACGTTGACGCTTCTGGTTCGTCAGTAGAAGGTGATGAACAAGGTGCTAAACAATTCGGAATGGTATTATCTGCTGCTATACAACAAGAACTGATTAATCAACGTAGACCAGGAGGACTTCTAAACGCTTAATTATGGCTAACTTTCCAACAACTGTTGCTCCCGCTTATGGAGCTTCTAAAAATAGCCAACCTATTATCAGAGTGGCCGCCTTTGGTTCAGGGTATAGTCAAAGATCAACAATTGGAATTAATCAAAATTTAAAAGTATGGAGTTTTCAATGGACTAATATTTCTGAAACAAATGCAGACGAAATTGAAACTTTCCTTGATGCTAGAGGCGGTTATGAAAGTTTTAGTTATCAGCCTGTAGGAGAATCTGCAGCTAAAAAATATATTTGTCCTGAATGGAATAAAACAATTCCATATTTAAATAGAGCTAATATTTCAGCCACTTTTATACAGGTAGCGGAGCCATGACGACAGTTTCCCAGTCAATACAAGAGCAGATACAAAAGCTTGAACCTTCAGCAATTATTGAACTTTTTCAGTTGCATTTAACGCTTGCTGTTAATGGTGTTGATGATATTTTGTATTACCACGCAGGTACAAACGAATTATACGGAAATATCGTATTTGGTGGTTTGACTTATGTGGCAATGCCTTGTGAAATGAATGGCTTTAAAAGAACAACAACTGGAACATTGCCAAGGCCAACGTTTACCGTCGCAAATGCTAATAGTGGTGTTTCAGCTTTGTTATCTCAATATAATTTTTTAAATGCAAAAATTGTAAGAATTAGAACTTGTAAAAAATTCTTAGATGCTGTTAATTTTACAGTTACAGGCGGTGTAAATTCAACGGCTGATCCTACTGCAATATTTGAGGCGGATGACACTTGGTATATTGACAGAATGGCATCTGAAAATATTAACGCTGTTCAATTTGAATTGGTGACGAAATTAGATTTAACTAATCTTCTTTTGCCTCGTCGTCAGGTTATAGAACAAGATGGATTTCCTGGGACAAGGATTCAAATGTGAGGCCGTTAAACACGCACTAGAAGAAACACCAAAGGAGGCGTGTGGTGTTGTTGTTAAAGGTGTCTATTATCGTTGTAGAAATATTGCTGAAAATCCTATTTATGATTTTGTTTTAGATCCTAGAGATTATTTAAAAGCAAGATTAAAAGGAAAAATTGAAACGGTTGTTCATTCACATCCAAAAGGAGGAGGAGCAAGCAATTTAGATATGATGGCTTGTAAGCAAATGAATTTACCTTGGCATATTTATTTAGTTCCAGACGATGAATGGTTAATTATTCAGCCTTAATGGTTAGACTGTGAAAAAGTAAAAGGTCTTAATAATGTTGCAACGGGTTTTACTCCTAGATGAATTAGGGGAAAAATTCGGCGAAGTGCATGAGTATTACAATCTTAGAACGCCTAATGATGCAATTAAACTTTTAGGAATGAACAATCCTGAATTTTTAAAAGAACTTATCACATCAGGAGAAAGAGGTATTGGCTACAGGGTGATGCAGGGCGGAGAAGATTTTGAATTGGAAGATATGTTGTTACCTTTTGGTAAGAATGATTTAGTGATAACACCTGTTGTTATGGGTAGCAGCATTTTGAGGGCGTTAACAGGTGTGGCACTATTTAGCTTGGCTGTTGCAACTGGTGGTTTCTCGGCCTTAGGAGCTACTGGCTTTACAGCGGCGGGTATTACTGCTGGTTCAGGAATAACAGGCACATTAGCTACAGCTATTGCAATTGGTGGAAATGTTGGTATTGCTTTAACTTTAGGCGGGGTTGCTCAGATGTTATCTCCACAGCCACCTGGTCCAATGGAGATGTCTAACCCTAGTAGTTTCTTAACTGGTGGTGGTGCTCAATCAGTTAATAGAGGTGCCAATGGGCAAGAATCTTATTATTACAGAGGAGCTTTAAACAGTGTTGGTGCAGGTGCAACGGTTCCTGTTGTGTTTGGAACGGCCTTAATTGGTAGTCACGTTCTTTCTGCTGATTTAGATATTTCTGATGAAAGTGATCCTCTAAAAAGATGGATCAAAGTGCCAGGTCCAAGTACTGTCAGAATAAATGGTGAGCCTATAAGTAGAAGTGGATTTGTTGAAGCAGGAGGAGTAAGGTCGAAACGTTTACCTGCTACAAATAGTTCAGGATCAATGGATTATGCCGGTTGGTACTATCAAAGCAATACTTCTAGCAATGGTATTACTTGTTATAGAAATACGGTTGTGCCTATTGATTTAAGTAATCCATCTAGAGTTGATGTTGATGTTGATAGAGGTAGTGTTTCTTTGCAAGGAGAAGCATCAGGAAGGCATGATACAAAACGTTTTCAAATTGGTTTTAGATTAAAGAATGGTTTGTTTCAATATGTAGGAGATAAGAAATCTACAAAAATTGATGGCTTTATCACCTTAAAAATAATAATCAAATCTTTAGCAGACAAATTTGGTCGTCCTGATGTAGGAAGTGCAACAATTACTGTTCAAGGGTTATTAAATACCACTCAAGATTATGCTTGGGTTAGTTGGTTCCCTTTTGGAAAAATAAAGAATGAAGATAATTATAAAGTGTCTGTTCAAGTTGTTGATCATGGTTTAGAAATACCAGAAGGAAAAACTAAATCAGATATGATTGAAATTATTCAATTTGGTCATTTATGGGCAGGATGGAACCCTTTTAGTGGAGAAGGACTCCCTGGGGAGGGGCATCCTAGTATTTAACAATGGCTTTAAATTCTACTTCTACAATTAAACTTATTGAGCTTCTTTGCGAGGGGCCAATAGAAGGTTTTGTTGATAGAAATAAAAATATTTATTTAGATGAAACACCTTTAGAAGATAACGATGACAATTTAAATTTTCCTGAAGGAAGTTTTAGTTTTGATTTTGTTAATGGGACTCCAAATCAGCCAAGGTTAGAAGCAAGGCCACCAGCCAGGAGAAAAACAAGGTCAATATCTGTAGTAACAGATATAAACAAAGAAATTGGATCAAATTATGATGAAACTTATAACACCAGAAACGAAGTTAAAGAAGTAAACGGTAGAGATTACGGGTACGGAGAGGTTGTTCATCAGATTACAAACGCAACAAAAGTAGTAGATCCTAATGATGCCGATAACCCCAATTTATTAAATGAAATTGCATCTATTGAATTAATATTTACTATTCCTGCTTTATTTTCAACAGCTCAAGAAGGCTTAGCTAAGGGGCAATTGTTTAACGCTAGTGTAAGGATTAGAGTTTATATAAAAGATAAAAATAGTGAATATGGTAGTGCTGTTTGGGATCATACAACAACAGGAATTAGTACTTCTAATTATCAAGTCAAGTCACCTCCGATCAATTTAGAAGGTGATGGTCCTTGGTTTGTAAAAGTAAAGAAGAGAAGTAGTGCTTCTTTTAACTGGAACAATCAAGAAAAAGATTTTGAAATACGTTTTGCCGATTTTGAAGAAGTTTCCGAAAATTTCCCTCTAAAAGGTAGTAGGGCAAATCGAATAATTTGGAGCACCTTAATAGAAAACACACAAACAAATTCAGTTTCTAATTACCCTAATTCTGCCTGTATTTCTTTAAATTTATCAACTGAAGAATTTTCGAGTTTACCTACTAGAGCATATTTAGTACGAGGATTGATTGTTGCAGCTCCTCATAATTCAAAAGTAAGAGATGACGGTAGTTTGTACTTTCCTCCTGACTCTGATTTTAATGGGTCGTTAAAAAATAAATGGACAACATGCCCTGTTTGTGCTTTTTATGCAATGGCTACAAATAGCCGATGGGGTGCAGCTCTTCCTACTTCTAGTTTTAATTGGGTTGATTTATATCCTCTTTGTCAATATGCAAACCAATTAATAGATACTCCTAATGGACAAGAGCCTAGATTTGCAATTAATACAGTTATTGGTAGCAGAACAGATGCTTTTAGAGTTTTAAGGGACCTAGCTAGTGTTTTTAGAGGCATGTCATACTGGGCAAGTAATACAATTCAGTTAACAGCAGATCACGGAAACCTTGATGGGACTAATGTTTTACCTGTTCATCTTTATAATAATTCTAATGTAATTGAAGGTGTCTTTAATTATTCAGGTACCTCTTTAAAAGCTAGAAGTACTTCTGTTCGTGTTACTTATAACGACCCCGATAATTTTTATAAACCTAATTTTGTTATTGAAGAAGATGACGATTTAATTGCAAAATATGGTAGGCAAGTTAAAGAAATTACAGCGTTTGGATGTACTTCAAAATATCAAGCGCAAAGGATGGCTAGATGGTTAATGAAATCGGAGGAATTAGATCAACATATTGTCACTTTTTCAACAGGACTTGAAGGAGTTGCTGTTTTCCCTGGTCAAGTTTTTGCCGTAGCTGACACATTAAGACAAGGATCAAGATTATCAGGCAGAGTTGCAAGTGCTACAAAATCTTCAATTACATGTGATCAAACTATTGTTTTACCAAGTGGCTCTGATCATCAAATAACTTGTAAATTAAAAGATGGAAGTGTAGAGACAAGAAATATTAGTTCGGTTTCTGGAGCTACTGTTAATTGTTCTGCTTTTTCTACAGCTCCTTTATCTGAAAGCGTTTGGTCTATCTCTGCTTCTTCTGTTGTTGAGCAAAAATTCAGATGTACTGCAGTAGATGAACAAGGTGATGGGACGTGTTCTATTACAGGTGTTGAGTTTAATGATTCAATTTATGCGGCGGCTGATACTACTTCAGAAATTACTTACGAAGACATAACAACATTTGATGATAAACCTCAAAAAATTGACAATTTAGAAGTATCTTTTTCGGAAATTAGTGTAAATAATAATACTGTTAATAGGGCTTCTTGGAATTGGTCAAGAGGTGTCAATGGCTCAAGCATTAGCTTTGAAATTCAATGGAGAATTGGTGAAGGAAGTTATCAACAAACAATTAGAACAACTAATACGGGTTTTGATGTTGATGGTGTTCCTAGTGGTCAAATTTTGACCTTTAGGGTTAGAGCTATCGGCCCTGAACCTTTAAACAAAAAAAGTGGTTATACACGACAATCTATTGCCGTTCCTTATCCTTCTTCAGGAGGAGACGATGGGCCTATCGTTTTACCCCCTAATCCTGAAGAAGTAACAGTTCAAGCTACTAGTAATGACGAAGTTGTTTTAAGGTGGGCCATCCCCGAAACATGGGGCGGTATTCATTCTAATTTAATTGCTTTAATTCGTCATTCAGATAAAACAGACGGCACAGGAACATGGTCTGATTCAACATTATTAAGAGATGTTCAAGCCACAACTGACTCGGCTGTGTTGCCTTTGTTAAATGGCGAATACATGGTTAAATTTAAAGATACAGATGGGAATAAAAGTGTTGATGAAGCAAGTGCTCTTATTAATTTACCTGATGCTATTCCTAGAAAAGAAATAACAGTTAGAAGAGAAGATACTGATAACCCACCATTTCAAGGTCAAAAAGATCATGTTGAATACTCAGGTGAATATGATGCTTTAATTTTATCTGGTACGGAGTATTGGGATAGTCTAGCTGGAGATATTGACTCATGGCCTACTATTGACTTTACAGGTAACATAAGAAAATTAGGGTATTATTACTTTAATAATATTGTTGATTTAAATGGAATTTATACACTTGTTATAGAAAGAAAATTAAGAAGTAGAGGCTTACTTTTTGATGATACGATTGATGATAAGAAAGATAAAATTAATAAATGGCCTGATATTGATGGTGCTTTAGCTGATGAAACATCTACTAAAATGTTTTTCAGAAAAAGTAATAATGCAATAACAATTGATGACATAATTAAAGAAGACGGTTATAAACTTTTATTAGAAGACGGTTCTAATATAGAACAAGAAAGTACAACAGTTTTTGATGATTGGGTGCCAATGGAAAGAGGTAGATATACAGGCCGAATTTTTCAATTTAGAGTTGAATTGTCTTCAAAATCAGAAGATCAGTCACCGATGCTTGACGAGCTTGGATATGTCTTGCAAATGGATCGTAGAACAGAGAGTCTTTCAACTTCTTCCTCTGCAGGAGCAACAGCCGTAACTTATGCACAAGCTTTTTATGAGACTCCTCAATTAGGTATTACTTCAAACAATATGGATACAGGAGATTACTATGTGATCAGTTCAGAATCTAAAACTGGATTTACAATTCATTTTAAAGACTCATCTGGAGGCAGTCTGGCAAGATCATTCTCTTATCAGGCTAACGGTTACGGGGCCGAGGGTTCCTAAAACACCATTCAATAGAATTTCAAACTTATGGCAACTCACGACTACTCACTAGCCAACCAATCTGGCTCTAGTTTCCGAACAGATTTAAATAACGCTTTAGCAGCAATTGTTTCGGGCAACAGCTCAGGCTCAGCTCCATCCACGACTTTTGCCTATATGGAGTGGAACGACACATCTAACGGCGTTAAAAAAATTAGGAATAGTGCTAATACAGCGTGGATACAGTTATTTCAATTAGATGGAACATTAACAATGGAAGCGGGTGCAACAGGCACTCCTGGTCTTGCAATAAGAGGTGATTTGAATACAGGAATATGGTCTTCAGGTACAGACCTTTTAAATTTCTCTACAGGTGGAACTGAAAGATTAGAACTTGGAGCTGCAACAGTATTTAATGACACTGGTGCGGACGTTGATTTTAGGATTGAAGGTAGTACTGCAGGAAATTTATTTTATGTCGATGCTGGAAATAATCGAATAGGAATTAAAACAAATTCTCCAGACACTTTACTTCATCTAAAAGCAGAAAATGGAGACTCAACAACTGATGTAAATAATGCAATTAGGATTACTGATACGCATGGAAGTGCTGACACAAATCATATCTGTGGTCGGATTGAATTTGAAACAGCCGATAGCTCTACAGCCGCCGGTGTTAATGCTCAGATTGATTGTCTTTATTCGGGAACTGCTGCAAAAGGTGAGTTGCAATTTAGAACAGGACAGGCGGGTTCTTTAGTAGACACTTTAAGGCTTGAAGATAATGGTGATATTAAGGTAGGTGCTGGCGACTTGTATTTTGGGACATCAGGTAAAGGTATTGTTTTAGGAACGACAAGTAATACAGACGCAAATACTCTTGATGATTATGAAGAGGGTACATTCACGCTACTACCAGCAGATGCGGCTAGTGGAGGAAATACCAGTTCTACAACATATGTAGGATATTACATAAAAATAGGAAAACAGGTGACTGTCTTTGCAAGGATGCTCAATATAGATTCAACTGGTCTTACTGCTGACAATGACGTTTTCATCCAAGGAATACCTTTTACTTCTGGTGATTCAACAAATATGGAATTTGTAGGACCAGCTAATATCTACGCTGATTCTGATGCTGATAGTACTGGCTATGTTGCCAATATTTTAAATAATGATAATTTTGTAAGATTCCATGAACAGAAAGATAATCAATCAAGAGATTATCTAAGATGGACTGAAATACAGGATGGAACAAGCGATATTTTATTCAGTTTGACATATATAGCAGCTTCATAGACCGTTAGCACGTCTTAAAACTAAGCCATAAACCTGTTTTAATCGGAGATTAATCCTAATGGCCATTACAAAAGAACTAGTCAACGATAAGATTGAAATCGTTAACCAATGGAACGTACAAGTTAGGACTGCTACAGTGATAAAAGAAGACGGGAAAGAACTGACTCGTAGCTTTCATAGAAAAGTATTAACACCAGGAACACTTGATGCAAGTAACAACCTAGTAGCTACTGATATATCTGGGGAGGCTTCTGATGTTCAAGCTATATGTAATGCAGTTTGGACTACTCAAGTGAAAGCAGACTATAAAGCTTTTTTAATTGCTGAAAAGGACAAGTAGTTAATTCACTACTTGTTCCTTTCTTTTTCTTTTTCTATATTATTAAAATCTATTAGTTTTTTATGGCTGACTTACAAAGCAAACTAGACGAGGTAAACAATCGTTTATCTCAAAATGTTGGAAGAGTTGAACAAATCAGAAAAGAAATTAAAAACCTACAAGAAGAAGGAGAGGGTTTAACTCAACCAATTTTAGAAGACACAGGAGCAAAAAAGATCCTTGAAAGTATAATAAATGAAGTATAAACAGAGTAACAAATGGCAGACCGTAAGATTACGGCATTAGATGAATTATCAACCCCTGCTGCTGATGATGTTTTTGCTATTATTGATTCCAGCGTAGGGTCAGAGGCAGCTAAAAATAAAAAGATTCAATATACAACCTTATTAAGAAATTTTCCGGCAGGAAATGCTTCTTCTCCTTCTATTGGTTGGACTGACGATTCAGGTGTAACAGGTTTATATCGCTCGGCTGCAAACACAATAAGTGTTTCAGTTAATCAGAATTTTATTGGATCTTTCCAATCAAGTGGTTTTCAATTAGGAGCAGGAACACCGGCGGCTCAATTACATTTATTTAGTACAGATACAACTGACCAAGTTATTATTGAAAACTCAGATACGGGGTCTGACACTGCTCCTGATGTTGTTTTGTTTAGAAGTTCGGCAAGTCCTGCTGATAATGATAATTTAGGTTATTTAATTTTTAGGGGTAAAGATTCAGCAGCTAATGATTGTGAATATGCGGCGGTTAGGGGTCGGATTAATGACGCTACCGATGGCAGTGAAGACGGCTTTTTAGATTTCCTTACCCAATCGTCTGGGACGTTAGGTCTGAGTATGAGGATTGCAGGATTAAATATTGGAATGGGTGAGACCGATCCGTTGCATCCTCTTCACATAAGAACGGAAATTGCTGGTACAGCCTTATTTGTTAGTTCTGTTGCTAATACTGCTGCTTCAAGTGCTGATATTACTATGTTTGCAAAGAGGGGAACAACTGGAGCAGGTCAAGACAACGACATCTTAAGCACAATAACCTTTCAAGGTAAAAACGATGCAACAAGTCCTGAAGCTGTTCAATATGCAGCAATTCAATCTGTAATTCTTGATGCTTCAAATGGAACAGAAGACGGACAAATTAATTTCAGAACGTCAGAACAAGGAGTTTTAACAACTCAGTTTTCAATTGACACTAATATCACAATTAGTGATGCAGTAAATATTGTTACTAACACAACAACAGGCACTAAGATTTGCACTGCTACTACGCAAAAACTGGCATTTTGGAACGCCACCCCTGTTGATCAACCTGCTGCTGTCACTGATTTAACTGTTACGGCTAGTTCTGGAACGCTACCAACGCCAAACGGATCTGTAACCATTGCAAACGCTGCCTCTGCTACAACAACGGAGCTTCTTGAGTATTGCGTTGAACTTGAATCAAAGCTTGAATCTGCTCTTGCTCGCTTAAGGGAAGTTGGTTTAATTGCAACTTAAGCATTAGGTGCAAAGGCAATAACGCAACTAAACCCATAAAAAGGATTAGAGTTGTTTGTGAAATAGCTTTTGAAAACATGCAAAAGATTATTAATGTTATTAGTTTAATCTCTTTCCTTCTTGTTGTTTCTATTCTTGGCGGAGGAACTTATTCTTATTTGTGGCTAACAAATGAAGATAATCAAAAGATAATTAAAGAAAAACTAATGAAAGAGGTGACATCTTCTATTTCATCACCTTCTATTTCTGGCCCTGCCTTACCTACTGGTGCGTTAAGTCCTGCACAGCAAAAGAATGAAAAGAAAAAGGCTGTAGGTGTCCCGTTTTCTCTGTAGACAAAATAAGGTTGATGCTAAACTAACAATAAAAATTTATAACGATGGCAATTGGACCAGGTACTTATGATATGACGATCCAACGGCGATCCGATCACAATGTCCCGTTTTCGTTTAAGTCTGGAGGAAGTGCTGTTAATTTGACTGGTTATTCTATTGCTAGTCAAGTATGGGACTCAACTCGCACCACGAAGGCAGCCGATGCAACAATATCTATTACTAATACAACAGGTGGTTTGTTTACTTGGAAATTAACAGATACCCAAACTGCAACCTTAACGTCAGATGAATATAAGTACGATATTTTAGTAACTGATGGGTCTGGAAATAAAGAGTATTGGGTTGAAGGAACGATTTACATGAGCCAAGGATTTACGGCATGACAAATACAATTAATGTTACTGAAACTCAAAACACCGTTACTGTTGATGAGACAACGAACACGGTCACAGTTACAGAAGGTACTGCTACTGTTGTAGAAGTATCAACGCAAGGCCCACAAGGTCCAGCAGGTACAGGCTTTGATATTGATAGCTCGGGTAAAGTAAATCAAAGTGTTGTTTATTACGACTCAACAGCAGGGCAGTTCAAGGCCGACGATACTTGGACAATTAAAACTTTAGTCTTTGGAGGAGACTTTTAAATCATGGCAAACACAATCAGAATCAAGAAAAGAGCATCGAGCGGTTCTGCTGGTGCGCCTTCGACTTTAGCTCCTTCAGAATTAGCTTTTAATGAAAATACAGGTGATTTAAAACTGTATTACGGCTATGGAGATAATGGATCAGGTGAGGCAAGTTCTGTTATTGCCGTTGGTGGTTCGGGTGCTTTCTTCAATAAGACTGACACAAGAACTGCAAATACTATTCTTAGTGGACCAACAACGGGGTCTGCAGCCGCACCGACTTTCCGAGCTTTAGTCGCTGCTGATTTATTAAAACTGAATGAATTTACGGCTCCTGATGGTGCTGTTTCTCTAAACAGTCAAAAGATTACAGGCTTAGCAGCTCCGGCAGCTGATACTGAC